CTGTCCTTCTGCCAGTACGTCTGGCCCGAGATGATTGTCGGGGAACACCACCGGCGTATCGCTAAAGCCCTTGACCGTGTCATTACAGGCGAGTGCAAACGCCTGATGATCGCGATGCCTCCCCGTCATGGTAAGTCCCAGCTTGGGAGTTATCTGTTTCCGGCGTATTTGATGGGCCGGAGCCCTGATACTAAACTCATTGTCGGCTCCCACACTGCTGAGTTAGCGCAGCGTTTTGGCCGAATGATTAGAAACCTTGTTGACGACGAGAAGTACAAGGAGTTATTCCCAAAGATGGCCCTGTCAGTTGACAGTAAGGCCGCCGGTCGGTGGAACACGGCCCAAGGAGGTGAAGCCTTTTTCATTGGTAAGGGTGGTGCGATGACCGGGCGCGGTGGTAATGTTGTCGTGCTGGACGATATCTTGGACGAGCAGGATGCTGTGTCGGATACGGCTATGGAGAACACGTGGGAGTGGTACACGTCCGGCCCGCGTCAGCGATTACAGCCGGGCGGCGCTATTATTGTGATCAATACGCGGTGGAAGACGGATGATTTAACGGGCCGCCTCTTAAAGCAGCAGGGCTATTTAAAGTCGGATCAGTGGGAGGTGTTGGAGTTCCCTGCTATTTTGCCGAGTGGCCGGCCTCTTTGGCCTGATTACTGGAGCCTTGATGAGTTAGAGAAGGTCAAGGTATCTATTGGCCTGAAGAAGTGGAATGCCCAGTGGCAGCAACAGCCGACGAATGATGAGGGTGCTATTTTGAAGCGGAACTGGTGGCGCAAGTGGCGGCATGATGAGCCGCCTGAGTGTGAGTATTTGATTCAGGTATACGATACGGCATACTCGAAGAAAGAGACTGCTGACTTTTCTGTTATCAGTACGTGGGGCGTGTTCTATCCTGATGCTGACTCGGGGGCTAATTTGATGCTGCTCAATGTGCGCAAGGGCCGTTGGGATTTTCCTGAGCTAAAGCGCATGGCAAAGGATGAGTATGTGTATTGGAAGCCTGATAATGTTTTGATTGAGGCGAAGGCTACTGGTACTCCGTTGCAGCAGGAACTAAGGCGTCTTGGCATTCCTGTCACGATGTTCTCCCCCGGTGGTAGAAGGTCTGGTCAGGACAAGGTATCCCGCGCCAATGCTGTTGCTCCCTTACTTGAGTCCGGCATGATTTGGTATCCTGAGGGTAAGGAGTGGGCCGAGGACCTTGTAGAGGAATGCGCGTCCTTTCCTAACGGGAACAACGATGACCAAGTGGATACTGCGGTGATGGCGTGGACTCGGTTTAGGCAAGGTAATTTTATTGCGTTGGAGTCTGATGATAATGACGAGCCGGAGGTGGATCAGCGCTCGGTTGAGTATTATTGAAATGCCGCATAAAATAGAGAAACACTTGACAAGGACCTCGGACCATGGCCCAACAGACATTTGAAGAGTTAGTTGCTGCTGTTAAGCAAGCGGAGAGCCGCGACAAGCGCTACAAAGATGACGGCAAAACTCTGACCACCAGCGCTAAGGGTGCACTTGGTGAGATGCAGGTTATGCCTAAGACCATTAAGGATCCCGGCTTTGGTGTAACCCCTGCTAAGGACAAGTCTCCTGATGAGATTGCACGGGTGGGTGTGGATTATTTGCAGGCCATGAAGCAAAAGTATGGCGATACAGAGAAGGCTTTGATTGCGTATAACTGGGGACCGGGGTCCACGGACAAGTGGATTGCTTCTGGTGCCGACCCAAAGAAACTACCGGCGGAGACAAAGACATATGTAGAGCGTGTCAAGGGATTCCTTGGCGGCAAGGATGTTCCACGTGAAACATCTGTGGCAAAGAAGGAACGTGAGCCGTTGCCCCCGTCCCTTCCTCCGATGGCACAAGCAGATATTAAGACTCCTACAATAAAGCCAGAAGCTGCGGCGCGAGTTGCAAGCCTTGGCCCGGGATATCAAGCTGCATTGGCTTTATCGTTCTTAGCGGAGACGGACGATGAGGAGGATCGCAAGACGACGATCACTCAGGAGTATCTGGCTAAGGCGCAGGAGGACGAGGATGACATGGCAGCCGCTGCGGCGGTCAGTAAACGTCAGGCCAATGTTTTTGCTGATTTGTCCAATACCACAATCCGTTCTCCGTTTGACAATCCACAGCAGCCGGTGATGATGAAGGATGGTGGGGATGTATCTGCTGAGGATTTAAGCAAACCGTCTTTTGGCAATCCTAATATTCGTAAGCAAGGCGAGGCAGCAAGGAGACTTGCTGCGATGCGGGATGTCAACACATTACCCGANCCTAAGACCTACGCAGCGGTAGCNGGGGCGCTTGGCACACGGCCCGANCAGATGGGTTTTAGCGTATTAAATCCCAAGTACAAAGAAATAATGGATGTAGCCAACCCTGCTTTTTATGCAGGTACGGCGTTGCAGATAGCTCCTGTTGCTCAAGGTCCCGGCATGGGACGTATGGTTGGTGCTGCGGAAAGAGCGTTGGAGCCAGCGGTACGCAGAACACTGGAAGGCGGCGGTAAGGCTTCTGAGATGTTGCAGGCTTTGGCAGCACCGCCCTCACAGATGTTTGTTCGTGCAAGGCCGGAAGCAGCAGCGCGGCACGCGGACCTGCAGGCACAAGGCTTGTCCCCAGAGCAAATCCGTGCACAGAATTTAACTTTGGTTGATAACCGCGGTAATTTGCTGGAAGAAATCAGTGATGCGCCGGCAGTTTTGCAACAAAAGACAGCCTCTGTTCCGCGTATGTACTACGATATGTTAAAGCATCCCGAACTTCAGAGCATTTATCCAGCATATGACATGCCTGATGTGCGGATAGGAACAACAAGGCGCAAAAATGCCCCGTTGGCTTCGGCTTCTTTTGGGGAAAAGGAAGGAATTCAAGGGACAGTGCGTAGTTTGCCGGGTGATGATGTTAGGGGCACGGTCCGCGGAACTTTGTTGCACGAAGGCCAGCATGCAATCCAGTCTATGGAAGGATTTACGGAGGGTGCAAACCCTAGTTCTTTTGTTGCTTACATTAAAGCGAAGCGCGGTTTATACGATGCTGATCCTACGGTCAACGAAAATGTCATTCGAGAAATGGAGAGGGTGTATCCAAATTTGTCTGACATTACAGACAGGATAGGGCAGGATCTTAAAGCTAGGTATGGCAAAGTTTTTCCTTCAGACAAACGCGTAGGGGAAGCTTTGTACAGGCACATGCCGGGGGAGGTGCAGGCAGAGTTGGCTCGTATTCGCAGTAACTTGACGCCGGACGAGCTTAAAGCAACGCCGCTTGAAGTGTCTATGCAGCAATTAAATATTAATCCTGCCAATATTTTAGAAATGAACAAGATGGGTTCCCGCCTTGACAGGCAGATTGGTGATCTGGAATATGATGTTTATGGTTACGCGCAAGGCGGTCCTGTGTACCGTGCAGGGGGAAGCCCTAAAGAAGGCGAGCGCAAGTTAGACCGTGAAACAATGGATATGTTGCGCAGGCAAGGTACATCTCCTGCGTCGTTACAACGAGTAGCTCCTCCTGCTGACATAAGTTCTTCTGCAGCAGGTTTGCCCGGATTGATGTTATTTGCCGATCCACGCATTGACCAGACTAATGCGTATGGCTACATGTTGGATGGTGGGGATGATACAAAAAACCGTGCCATGGCTCAGGCAATGTTTTTAAACAAGAGCAGATCAGAAGACTACCCCGATACGATCGCGCATGAAACAGAACATTTGTTAGCACGTCAGAATTTAGGATCTGCGGCTAACATTAACAGTAAATTTGATGAGTTGATAGGCAATAAGGGCACTTCTCGTTTTAACTTTGTTAGAGACGCTGTTAAAGCGGCCCCTTACTTAAAAGAAAAATACGACTTGCAGTCTAGCTATCTTGATCCAAAAATGCTTGAGTACCAATCCAAATTTGGTTTGGGCAAGAATCTTTTGTATGAGCAATTGGCTTCTTTAGCTGCTTTGGAGCAGCGCCACAAGATTGATTTGACCAAAGATCCGGAGTTGCGTAAGACGTTGTTCTCACGTCCCGATGTCCGCGAAACATATAACGCCCTTACTGGTTTGCGTCAAACGCGCCTAGACCCGCGGGACTTGTCTCCTTATACACGTGTCGCAGAACCCGGCATGTTGGATGCTATTAAAGGTGTGTTTAAGCGTGCCGAGGGTGGTCCTGTTTATCGTGCAGACGGTAGCCCTGAAGAGGGAGAGCGTTTAACACCGCAACAGATAGAACGGATCGCGGCCCAAGAAGCAGCAGAACGAGAAGCGGCAAGCACCCCTGCTTTTATTGCACAGAAGTCAGGTATTGGTCGCAAAGCAGGTCCTGTTTCTCAGGCGTTGCAGTCTGGTCAAGGGCAGATAGAGTTCCTTAAAGGCATGACCAACGTACCGCAGAATATTCTGGGTGCGCCAATGGATATTTCCAACATGATTGCCAATGTATATGGTGGTGGTGTTGAGAAGCCGTTTATGGGCAGTGAGTACATTAAAGAAAAATTGCGTGCACAAGGATTAGGGTTTACCCCATCTACTGATCCCACCTTAGCCGGCTTCTACGGTGCGGGTGACCTAGGTAGCAACCTTGTCAATCCGGCGGGCGTTACGCGCGCAGGTGTGCAAGCGGCAGGTGCTGTAGCGGAAAAAGCGGGCGAAGCAGCGCGTGATTTCCAACAGTACAACAGAAACCTACCAGCCCCCGGTGCTTCGTATGCAATTCGCAACCGAAGCACACCGTTTATTATGACACCGGAAAGAACAACCGTTTCTGGACAAATTGTTCCAGAAATGAATGAGGCGGATGCTTATGCAGACAGGGTGGCCCGCACAGTAGACACTGGAGCAAATCTTAGAACGGATAACCCTGCATTGGCAAACTGGTTTAGGACCAAAGTAGGTGCGTATTTGCGCCGTGATTTTGGAACAGAGCAAGATCAAATGGTTCAGGCCGCGGATAAAGGTTTAAAAATGCATTTTACGTCTCCTAGATTTTTAGAAAACAACCCTTATCTTTTAAATCCAAATACTATTGGAACTGGACGTGAACTTGAAGGATTTCCAAAAGCTGGTTTTGCAAAAACAGCAAAAGGGCAGGAAGCAGAAGCCATAATTGATTCTTCTATTTACCCACTTCAGTTGCAAGACGTATCAGAAAAATACGTTCCGCCAAACATGAAACAATTTATGGGTGCCAACCCTGAAATGCGTTTAAGCGAAATGGGTAGTTATGTAGATGAAAACTTAAAACTTGAACTTTTAGCCGACGAGATGGACAATATGTTTAAGGAAACAGTTTTTAAGGCGTATGGCGAACAAGTGCCAATGCCTAAAGATTACATCTTGACTGAAGATACCTTAAAGGGATTGACTCCTGCGCAAGCGTCTAATCGCGTAGCTAGAAAACAAGAATGGGTTATTGAAAAACGTGGTGAATTGGCCGGCGTTGCTATTTCCAAGGACCCACAGATTGTGAGCCACAGCTATGACAACGGCAGCAAATGGATTAGCCCCGGTGATTTGGCAGATAACGCAAAGCACGAAGAAATGGTAAAAGACATTGGCTGTGCCGGTGGTTGGTGTACGGACAAGAGCACGTATGCTTTAGACTTTGGCTCTGGCGAAAACCGACTAAACATTCTGCTTGACAAAAAGTTTGAGCCCCGTGTTCAGCTTACAGTCAATAGTCCCCCAATAAGTGTTCGTGAATTTATTCTAGCTAATCCACACTTGCCAGAAATTGACGCGCTGACAAGGGATAGAACACTTACATCAAAACGGGCAGAGGAGTACATTAAAACCATGCCTGAGTACCAAGACTTTGTAAAACAAAATCAGAATACAAAAAGCATCACGGAAATTAAAGGCCAGTTTAACAACGCTGATTTAAAAAAATCTCCTTACCTTAAAGAAATTCAAGACTTTGTTAAACGTCAGGGCCCTAACTTGCAAAGTGTACACAATCAAAGGGACATTAGGATGGTAGATATGAGAGACATAAAATCTACCACGCACAAAATTAACGGAATTGTTCTTGATGATAATTTGTTAAACAGGTTTTTAAAAGTCAACGGTAATTCTTATTTTGCAGATCAGGACGAATACCCTGCTTTAGTTAAAAAAGCCAGCGAAATGCCTAATAATGCAGCGCGCACAATTCAAATGAATTTGTTCCAGCCCCCCACAGAGAAGGCCCTTGGCGGTATGATCGAGCGCCAACCCGACAATAACCGCAGATACATGTAAGGAATAACATGCCTATAGAAAAGAACAACGACCTGCCTGCTGGCAACATAGATGTTGAAGTTGAGAGCATGATGGTAGAGGACATGCCTGACATAGAGATTGTGCTTGATCCAGAAACCGGAAGCGTTGATGTAACGCTAGGTGCGGAAGAAGACGAAGTGCCCTTTGGGGCAAATCTGGCCGAGGTCCTTGATTCGAGTGTCTTGCAGCAGATCAGTTCTGAGTTGATGCCTTTGTTTGAGGCGGATCAGGGCTCACGTAAAGATTGGGAAGAGCAGTATGGCAAAGGCTTGAAGCTGCTTGGCTTTACCTTTGATGAGCGCACACGTCCTTTTAAGGGTGCTGCAGCTACGACACATCCTTTGTTGACAGAAGCGATTGTGCAGTTTCAAGCGCAGGCGCTTAAGGAATTGATGCCCGCGGACGGGCCCGTGCGCACGCGCGTACTGGGGAAAGAGACACGAGAGAAGTTGATGCAAGCGGACCGCGTGCGTGACTTCATGAACTACCAGATCACATCGGTGATGGAAGAGTACACACCGGACTTTGATCAGTTGTTGTTTTATGTAGGTTATGGTGGCTCGGCGTTTAAGAAGGTGTACTACGACGAAGATCGTGACCGGATGGTGAGCAAGTTGATCTTGCCTGACAACTTGTATATCCCGTACAACGGATCGAGTGTGATGAGTGAGTGCCCGCGGATCACGCATGTGGTGCCGATGTCGGTGAATGACTATCGCAAAGCGGTGCTGCGTGGTCAGTACTTGGACACTGCAGAAGAGCGTAGCACGTCAGATGTTGGCAACAACATCATCCAGAAAGAAACAGACCGCATCACAAAGATCACGCCCAATACGGACGATGAGGAAATGGAGTTGCTGGAGTTCCAGATTGACTATGATCTGCAGGGCTTTGAGCACACGGATGAGGACGATGAGCCAACGGGTTTGCGCTTGCCGTACATCATCACGATAGACAGGACGTCGGGATCAACGGTAGGTGTGCGTCGCAACTGGAATGAGAGTGATTTGTTGTTCCGCCGTAAGCAATACTACGTGCACTATATGTTGGTGCAGGGCTTGGGTGCGTATGGTTTGGGCTTCTTGCATTTGGTGGGTGGCTTGAGTCAAGCGGCAACTTCTGCACTGCGTCAGTTGTTAGATGCAGGAACGCTTGTGAATCTGCCGGCAGGCTTTAAGGCCAAGGGCGCGCGCATTATGAATGATGATGTGCCGTTGCAGCCGGGTGAGTTTAGAGACATTGATGCGGGCGGTGTGGAACTTAGTCAGACGCTGATGCCACTGCCGTACAAGGAGCCGAGCCAGACATTGTTTGCGTTGCTTGGTTTTTGTGCAGATGCAGGCCGCAGGTTGGCCAGTGTCACGGACATGCAGGTAGGAGACAGCAATCAGAATGCAGCGGTAGGTACAACGATTGCGTTGTTGGAAAAGGGCGGACAGGTGATGTCTGCAATCCACAAGCG